CGGGGGCGGCGGGTCGCCGGTGAAGTAATGGCCTCCGGTCATCCAGAGCTTGGCGGCATAGTAGGTGTTGGAAACACCCCGGTAGGTTTCGCCAAGGTTCTCCGGAGTGTCGTATATCTGCCAGTTCCAGCCATATCCCGGCAGACCCATGAAAATCTTCTCCGGGGCCATGGCTGTAACCGCGTAATCATAGATGCCCTCCAACCAGCTCCGGGGGGATACCGGGCCGGGGGCGCTGCCTGCCCACGCCATGCCATAAGACATAATGGAGGCCGTGTCACAGTACGGGTTGAGGTCAGCATAAACGCACCAGTTTTCACCGCCCACACTGCCCTGAACGCCGGTCATACCGGGCAGGCAGATGTTGACGAGTTTGGAGGAATCATAGGCTTTGACCGTCTGGTAAATAGCCTGAAATAAGGCATTTGCTGCCTCCCGGTTTTCATACCCGCCGCCGCGTTCCAGATCAATATCCACCCCGGCGCACCATGGGTATTTCTCCATAATGCGCACCAGCTCGGTTAAAAACTTATCTTTTGCGCCGTTTGTGTTATTGCGCAGGGCCGTAAAAATGCTGGCGGTGCCGTGGTTCATCACAGTCAGCATCCAGTGAATGTGCGGCCACTTGTTGATGTAGGTCATCATGGAAGATATGCTGGTGCCGGTTTCCGAGAGGGTGCCGGTTGCATCCACCTCGAAGGTAAAAATCCCCACCGTATCCAGCCGGTCGCCATAATCCCTCAGGGCCTCGTACATCCGGGCGTTCTGCATGAACGACCAGACCATACACCGCCTGCCTTTTAGATAATCCCGGCTCAAAACCAATCACCGCCTTCCTGCATTTCCTGAAATCGAAACAGCAGCCGGGCAGATTTATGTTCCTCCAATGTCACCGGATGCTTACTGTCCCCAGCAGCCGTGTACTGAAAGAAGCCTCGCTTTTCCGTGGGGTTTCCGTTGAGCAGGCATTTCCGGGAGGAAGCCAGAAGGGCCAACTCGTCCCCGGCACTTACCGCAGCCGGAAAGGCCGCCTTGTGTGCGCCCGCGCCCAAGGCCACAGAAATGCTGCCCGCCGCCATATCCTGAACCGGGTAGAGATAGCAGTCCAGCCCCGCCGTATCGGAGCCGAGATTGAACAACACCACCGTTTCCGCCGAACGTACCACGCCGTTGTAAAAACGGGGCGGCACAACGGAGCCCTCCTCCCGGTATTTTTGCAGGATTGTTTCTGTATTTATCACATAACCTGTGAGCCGGTCGCCCTCCTGCACCATCAGGTCGGTAAAATAAATCCGGCCTGTACAATCGGAAATCAGCGGCTTCACGGTAATGCTCACCACCCGTTGAGCCTGCTTTGTCAAAATCGTTTCTGAAAATCGAGTAAATTCCGCCGCCATATCTGCCTCCTTAGCCGTCCAGCGTCCACTGGATTTCGCTGGGATGGCCCACCCAGCCGGTAGCAATAGAGCCGCCCTGCACCATAATGTCGGTGAAATATACCTTGCCGGTGCAATCCGTAATACAAAGCCGGATGGTGATGGAACGCAGCCGCCCGTACCCCTTAGGGGACAGGTCGGTGGCAGTTTGCGAAAAAGAAGCCATAGGCCGCTCCCTTCTATATTAAAAGAGGTCGATGAACCGCGTTTCCGTGGAACCGTCCTCATATTCAAAGGTAACTTCAATGCCGACCTGCCCGCTGGGGCCTTTCTGCAAATCCTCCGAGGCAATCTGCGCTGAAAAGGTATAGCTCCGGCGGCTGGCCGGGTAGACCGTCTGTGTCAGGCTTTTTGTCATTCCCAAAACGCCCTCCGCCTTGAAGGAGGCCGTACCGGAAACGCCGTTTTCCGCATCTACCTCAAAGCCGGAGTTCGTCCAGTAATTCATGCCGCTGTCGGCGCGGGAATTACGCAGGTGGTTGAAGGGAACCAAGTCCTTAACTTCCTGCCGGTCAATCACATCGGTGGAGGCCAGCACATCAGCGGCCTTATCCCATTGTGCGGAAGAATCGCCCAGCTCCCGAAGGGTAGTGGAAAGTTCCAGCACAGTTTTCCACGGCTCCTGCAAATTGTACTGGCGGCGCACCACGCGGGTTTTTACCGATAGATTGAGGTCTTTATCGTCCACCGTTACAATATCGCCCAGCGCCCATGCCTCATGCTCGTACCCGGTCAGGGCCGACAAATCCATTGCGGAGAGAACATAGGAAACACGAGGCTGTGCGTACTGTGCCAGCCGCATCTGTGTATATTCCAGCATCTGATAGGGATTGGTGAAGTTAGAGCAGTCCAACGTGGAAATACGCACTTCGCTGGTATAGGTGAAATCCTCCACATATTCTTTCCCATTGTTGATGGAAGCGAACGTCATTCCATCCTTGCCGTAGGCATAGAGCCGCGTGACAAGGCTGCGCGTATCCACCACCCGCTCAATACTTTTAAGATTTTTACGGTATGCAAACAGAGCGCCGCTGTCATTCCCGCCAAAGGTCAGCAGGTGGACGAGCCGGTTCGGGCAGTCAAAAATCAGGTCGCCACCGTGGATATTCTGCGTGGCCCGCAGGATGGAAAGGGCATTTTTCTCCGTACATTGCCATGTGCGCAGCGTGGTGACGTTGACCGTACCTACCGACCAGCCGGTGCCTTCCAGCGCGTGCCGCATTGGTGCGTCCGCCGTATCCGCATTGAAGTCCACCGTTTCTTTCTCCTCGGAAAAGGAAAGATCATAAAAAGCAGCTTCGGCATAAACCTGTGTCACGATCCGCCCATCCGTGTCCTTGGTATCGGTAAGGGTGCGGATGCGGTAAATATCATTGACAATCTGCACCTGCTTTTCATTGTCCAGCATGGCCCGCTTTGGATCATGGAAAGGCAGGTAAAATTCCATCGTATCAGCCCCGTTGACTTCGCTGGTGACGACAATATCAAAAGCGTTTTCCAGAACGGCTTCCCAAGCGCCGTTTGCATCCAGTACCACAGGTCGGGCGAATCCCAGCTTTTCATAGGGAGCCTTCGGTATATCGTGGAGCTGGATTTCCAGTACCTTCGGGGTAAGCGATGGATCATCTGTGGCAAGCGTTACCCGGAAGCGGATATACTGCCGGTTCGGGGATTGCAGCTCACCGCTGGTGCCGATAGCCTGCCATGCCGACCATTCCTCCAAATCATCCGACGTGGAGGTTTCCATCTGCTCAATGGAGGTCACGCCTGCTGTGTATTCACTATTTACCGATACCCGGCCCGAACCGGAAAGGGCGCAGGCCGCCGCTTTTGTAATAAGCTGCCCGCTGGACGGATAGGCTCCGTCCGAGCTTCTAAGGGTAACGCTCCCCGGTTCGGTGAGCGCATCCACGTCACCGGACATATCTCCACCGTTGGCAAACAGGGTGGCCTTAAAATATTCCGCCAGATCTTCGGCAGTCAAAGAGGAATCCGTATCCAGAAACCAATCGTCAAAGCCGCCTGCGTAATAATAGGTATCCGCGTGCATCCCCATAATGAGGTCAGCGGTGCAGGAACGGTTCAGTTCACCTTCAATCGTCAGCTCGTTTGAAATCCATACTGTACCGGTGCTGCGGTCGCCTACCACATAGCAGGCTTTGTATTCTTCCGGTTCGATCACAGCAGCGAGGAAATACCAGCCGTTGTTTACCAGAGAAAATGGAGGCGTTACCGACTCGTCCAAAATCAGGGAGCCGGAGGAATTATAGAGCATCAGGCGAGGCCGCCCGGAATACAGCGAAAGGTACAGGATCGGCTTGCCCGGCCCCTGCCGGGTGTTAAAGATTGGGCAGAAGGTATTACCCACAGAATAAATGGTGGGGTTCATCCAGCCACCCACAACGATCCGTTGTCCCAGCTCGGCGAAAATGGAGCCGTCGTTTACGGCTTGAAGATAGGTTCTCTCCGAAGTGGGGTTGTTGAGATTTAAGCGAAAATAATGCCCACGCCAGCCTTCCAGCAGATTAGCTGTGGTGCCGTTCCAGTTAATAATATTAAAGTCCCGGCCATTGCCGGAAGAATCCATCAGCCGGTCGTTGCTGTCCGGCTCGGATTCGTTAAAGCGCCAGAGGCCGGAGGCGGCCCATGCGGCTGGAAATTCTCCGGTGAAATCCTCCTGCACAGTTAAAGTTGTCTTTACTGCCATTGCTTACCTCCATCGGCTCTTTGCCTGTATGTGAAGTTCGGTAAAAACGGCGCTGCCCTCAACTGCAATTTCCACTTCATTCACACCCCGGCGCAGTACTGGGAAATTCAGCTCCTCCAAACAGGGCAGGCCGTTTCGCAGGGTATTGCCCGCACTGTCCGTCACTTTGGCCGTTACCATTCCGGTGTCGATTACCAGCACTTCTTCCGCAGCCAGCGGGCCAATCACCCGCAGTGCCTCTCCGTTGGTCGTCAGTACAAGCGAACCGGAAGAAATCGTTCCCTGCAGAGAATACACCGGCTCGGAGTCTGTGTTTCCGATCTCACGTTCCACCTCATGTTCCCCTGCTTGGGAGAGGGTAAAGGTTTCATCATCCAGCGCATATCCGTAAGGATTAGGGCAAAGAAAACGGAGGGTAAAGGAACCGGCTGCCCGCAGGAGCCGCTCACAGTCCACCGTATCGGAGAGGCGGGCCATAAAATACCGGTCTGGCACATCATCCAGCACAAGCTGTTTTGTCCCCGCCGTAGGGTCGAGCCATGCCGCCACCTGATCCAAAATCGCCACCATATCGGCAAAGGTTTTCTGCGGGTAAACATTGCAGGCCACATCAATATACCGCTCGCCGCTGTCTGCCCCAAAGTCTGCAAGGCCTGCCTTGCCGGGGACAGTTTCCGTATTGCTCCGAAGGGTAGGAACCATCTGCCAGCCGGTAAGATGGGCCTTGACGCTCATGGATTGAGAAGTAATTCCGTTGTATTGAAAGCCCAAGCGCCCACCTCCTTACGCTGTGATGATCCGGCCCTGTGCGCGGGAGCCGACCTGCATGAGATTATAAAGTTCCTGAGAAATCCTGCGGATGTCGTCCTCGCTGCGGACAATCATCTGCTGTACCATAACGAGCGGGCCGCCGCCAGCCGCCGTAAAGGCTGCGCCGGTCATACCGTCCGTTACATTTGCATTTGCGTTAAGCTGGTAATCCGTGGGGATAGCAGTCTGCATATCCTGCGCCAGCTTATTCATTACCCCGTCAATATCCGAGGACATTTTCTCGGCAGCGGAAACCGCCTGTTTTCCGTTATCTTGGATGGAGCCAGCCAGACCTTGAACCAGCATTTCACCAACCCACGCCATCTCTTTCGAGGGAGAATTGATGCCAAAGAAGCTGCAAATTCCATCCCAAATCGAGGAAATCCAGCCGGAAACTTTGTCCCAAATCCAGCCTGCAAGGCTCTGGATACCAGACCAAAGGCCCTGCACAATGTTCTTACCGACATTGACGATCTGGCCCATGGAGGAAGTGAAGGCGTTGACAATCCCCGCGATGATCTGCGGAACCGCCTTGACGATTTCCACGATAATGGTGGGCAGGTTTTGGATCAGCGACACGAATAGCTGAACGCCCGCCTGTATGATCTGAGGAATACTGTTAATCAGTGCGTTCACCAGCGAGGAAATAATCTGTGGGATAGCCCCAACTATGGTGGTAATGATGGTCGGAAGGTTCTGAATGAGGGACACCAGCAGGCGCACGCCTGCGTCGATGATCTGCGGGATACTTCCGATAATGGCAGTCACTAACCCTTCGATGATCTGCGGGATGGCCGCAACAATCGCCGTGATAATATCCGGCAGGGCCGCCACCAGCGAGGTCAGAAGCTGGATTCCGGCATCAATAATCTGCGGAATGGAGGCCACGATAAACTCCACGATGGCAACAATGACCGCAGGAAGTGCCTCGATCAAAACCGGGATGGCGTTCAAAATACCCTGGGCCAAACCCATGACAAGCTGCAAAGCACCCTCCAAAAGCAAAGGAAGGTTGGCAATCAAGGTCTGTACCACTGTCATAATGATCTGGACGATGGTTGGAACAAGCTGCGGCAGGGCTTCGGTCGGGCCATCCGCACCGAAACCGACCCCTGCGTGGGGGG